GGCGGAAAATCGTGTTGAGGCCAACGCCCATAATGCGGGCGGTTGCCCGGCATCCAACGCCATTCATGGCCATATCAATGATTTTCTGGTGCGTACCGGGTTGAGAAGCGGTGTAAGTGAACTGCAGTTGCCATGTTTTACGGCAGTGAGAGCAGAGATAGCGCTGATGTCCGGCAGTGCTTTTGCCGTTACGCACCACCCCGTCAGTAGCTGAACAGGAGGGACAGCTGATAGAAACAGAAGCCACTGGAGCACCTCAAAAACACCATCATACACTAAATCAGTAAGTTGGCAGCATCACCTAATACCTGGTATGGTTTTTTCAAATTTATCTATCTGTTGAATAACAACTTCGCGGTATACGTTTGTTTTTGTACCACCAAGCGCAGCCGTTAATGCAGAAAGCATATTTAGTATCATATCAGTGCGATATGAAAGAATCCTGATAGCTTCATCTTGTTTTTCAATAATAGATTGCAGGGCCTCAATTTGCTTTTTATCCATTTCACCCTCCTGAGGGTTGGTAATTAAGGAGTTCTCCACGGGTCAGGTGGAGTGCGTGCGCCGGACACGGGTGAACATCCGGCACTGACAGTTTACTGAAAGGATATGTCCCTGAAAAGTCAGGGCATAACGCGAAAGCGCACGGCGAAATTGGTCTCTCTGTACGGTGTCGTTAAATTTAGTTCGACCGTGCGCTTCCGGTTGTGGCACTCCGCGAAATGGCGCGGCGGTAAGTATGGCGGGGGTATTCCTTCCCCCGTTGAGGACACCGGGTTGTCAGGTTGACCATACGCTTAAGTAACAACTCCGCTGCAACGCCCTCTGTTATCAATTTTCTGGTGACTTTTGGCGGTATCAGTTTTACTCCGTGACTGCTCTGCCGCCCTTTTTAAAGTGAATTTTGTGATGCGGTGAATGCGGCTCAGCGCACGCGGAACAGTTAAAACCAAAAACAGTGTTATGGGTGGATTCTCTGTATCCGGCGTTAATTGTTAACTGGTTAACATCACCTGGAGGCACCAGGCACCGCATCAACAAAGTTCACTTCGGTGATGAAAGGTAGAGAAAATGTTGAATGTAGCTATTGAAAACCAGAACGGGTGGAATTATAGTGCACCTGCACCTCATAAAACGGGTGCCGGGCGTGGAAACCCGAAATCATTCACGGCGCATAACCGCGCTCAGGCGGTTTTTTTATGCGTTAAGCACAGCCACATTCGCATTATGGTGGGGCGTGCAGGGCAGCCGCAAGGCTGGCCGGGTTCCGTGATGACCGGTATTTCCACCCCTGTACGTCTCACCACCCTTATGGTCGTGGAAAACCTCGGTGGTGAGTTAATCAAATTCATCGCGGAGGCTGCCATCATGGCTACTATCCTTACCCTTTCTCACCCTGACGTAACCATCGAAAATGGTCGCGCTGTCACTACGTCTGTTGCGATCGCCGAGTTCTTTGGCAAACGCCACGAACGAGTGTTGGATAAAATTCGCAATCTGGACTGTTCAGCAAAATTCACTGAGCACAATTTTGTGTCGAGCGAATACACCGACTCAACCGGGCGCAAACTCCCAATGTACCAAATCACCAAAAACGGCTTCGTTTTCCTGGTGATGGGCTTCACTGGCAAAAAAGCCGCTGCATTTAAAGAGGCATACATTGCTGAGTTCGACCGCATGGAAGCTGAACTGCGCCAGAATAACGCCCCGTCTCCCGACAAAATGATTCACGGGGACGGACGCACCCTGGTTATCCGTCTCGACGAACACGGCAATATCAAATTCACTGAAACCGTTCCTGACGGCGCAATGGTCTGCACCCTGGATACCTTCCTGTTTTATCTGGAGCAACAAGGCTGGACTCTTGTAAACCGGAGCGCAATTAAAAATATGACCGTAGAGCAGTTGCTTTCCTTAAAATAAAAATGGAGCTATGGATATGAACCCCATGCTTGATTATTGTTTTACGCCTGCCTCCAGGCAGACCATCAGTCACACCGGAATTAAAAAATGGCTGTGGAGAATCAGAAAAATCCTCCAGCAAAAGGGTGACCCGGATTTAATTCCCTGTGCATATACGCTCTGTAATAAACAAATTGAACCTGAAAAAGCCTTTACCGCTGAAATTATTTATATGCACGGTTCCCTTATTGCACGTAAGGAGCATAAATACTGCTGTAAGCAATGCGCCGAAAAATACCAGATGGCACACGAACTTTAATTAACTGACTATTCAAAACTGAATTTATGCCAGCAATGGCAGAGATTCGCTCAACCTTAATTAAGGAGAAAAACATGATTAACAGTTATGAAGCCACCATTGTTACTACTGATGGCATTGTGCTCGAAGTTATCCTGGAGGGAAAACGTATTGGCTACGTGATTAAAACAGAAAATAAAGAAACCCCATTCACTGTGGTTGATATCGACGGTTCAACAGGCAACGTTAAAACACTTAACGATGGTGTTAAAAAAATGTGTCTGGTGCACATAGGAAAGAATCTGCCCGCAGAAAAAAAAGCCGAATTTCTGGCAACTCTGATTGCAATGAAATTAAAAGGTGAAATCTGAAAAAAAGAAAGCCTGCACACTGTGCAGGCCTGAGTGAAGAACCTGGGACATTTATTCATCACTCGCATTAATTTTAATCTGAGTTGAGGTTAAAAAGCAATGAGCACCGATAAACAAGTTTACCCACTGTATTACGAAGCAAAAAATGACAAAGTAAGAAAACGTCTCGGTATTAAAGGCGGTTTCTACTGGGCTGAAGCGAAAAAATTATCCATTGCCATCTATCGTGGTGCTGTTGCGATTGACGATGCTGGCTACGATGAAGATGACTTTAAAAAACCTGTTCGCGTCAATTTGCCCGTTGTTGATGACCTTCCACCAGAAGGCGTATTTGATACGGAATTCTGCAACCGTTACGAAAAAGGCGGGGAAGATGGCATCACAATGGTATTTATCGCGCCCTCATCCTCTGCGCAGGACAAGCCAGCCAGCACTGACAATACCAATGTTAATGGCGAAGACATGACGGAGATTGAGGAGAATATGCTACTCCCGATTTCCGGTCAGGAGCTGCCCATTCGCTGGCTTGCTCAACACGGCAGCGAAAAACCGGTAACGCACGTTTCACGCAACGAACTACAGGCATTACACATTGCACGAGCTGAAGAACTACCAGCTGTTACTGCCCTGGCTGTTTCCCACAAAACCAGCCTGCTCGACCCGCTGGAAATTCGCGATCTCCACAAACTGGTGCGTGATACTGACAGAGTTTTCCCTAATCCAGGCAATTCAAGCCTGGGGCTGATGACTGCTTTTTTCGAAGCATACCTGGACGCAGACTACACCGATCGCGGTCTGCTGACAAAAGAGTGGATGAAAGGAAATCGTGTTTCACGCATCACGCGCACGGCTTCCGGCGCTAATGCTGGCGGCGGGAACCTCACCGATCGCGGCGAAGGTTTCGTTCACGATCTGACGTCACTGGCGCGCGACGTAGCCACTGGCGTACTGGCTCGTTCAATGGACGTGGACATTTATAACCTTCATCCGGCACACGCTAAACGTGTCGAGGAAATTATCGCTGAAAATAAACCGCCCTTTTCTGTTTTCCGCGACAAATTCATCACCATGCCTGGCGGGCTGGATTATTCCCGCGCCATCGTGGTTGCGTCCGTAAAAGAAGCACCAATTGGGATCGAGGTTATCCCCGCACACGTCACTGAATATCTTAACAAAGTACTGACTGAAACTGATCATGCCAACCCTGATCCAGAAATCGTGGATATTGCCTGCGGTCGTTCCTCTGCCCCGATGCCGCAGCGTGTAACAGAAGAAGAAAAACAGGATGATGAAGAAAAACTGCAACCATCTTGCGCAATGGCAGATGAACAGGCAACGGCTGAAACAGTGGAACCGGATGCAACTGAACATCATCAGGACACGCAGCCGCTGGATGCTCAGTCACAGGTAAATTCTGTTGATGCGAAATATCAGAAACTGCGGGCAGAACTCTATGAAGCCCGGAAAAACATTCCGCCCAAAAATCCTGTCGATGCAGACAAATTACTGGCTGCCTCTCGCGGAGAATTTGTTGCAGGGATTAGCGACCCGAATGATCCGAAATGGGTAAAGGGGATTGAAACCCGCGATTCTGTAAACCAGAACCAGCAAGAATCGGAACAGAACGACCAGAAAGCGGAACAAAACAGCCCAAATACGCAACAAAACGAGCCAGAAACGAAACAGCCTGAACCAGTGGCGCAACAGGAAGTGGAAAAAGTCTGCACCGCCTGCGGTCAGACCGGCGGCGGTAACTGCCCTGATTGTGGCGCGGTGATGGGCGACGCAACATACCAGGAAACATTCGATGAAGAGAATCAGGTTGAAGTTCAGGAAAATGATCCGAAGGAAATGGAAGGCGCTGAACATCCACACAAGGAGAATGCTGGCAGCGCTCAGGATCACGCCAGCGATAGTGAAACTGGCGAGACGGCAGATCCCTTAATTACGGTGAACGATCATTACATTATCACATCCACCAGCAGGACGTGTGACCATCTAATGATCGACCTTGAAACCATGGGAAAAAATCCTGATGCCCCGATCATCTCAATAGGTGCAATATTTTTCGATCCGCAAACCGGAGATATGGGACCGGAATTTAGTAAGACTATCGATCTGGAAACTGCTGGCGGGGTCATTGATCGGGACACCATTAAATGGTGGCTTAAGCAATCACGCGAAGCGCAATCTGCCATTATGACCGATGAAATCCCGTTAGATGATGCACTGTTACAATTGCGGGAATTTATCGACGAAAACTCCGGTGAATTTTTTGTTCAGGTCTGGGGAAATGGAGCCAACTTCGACAACACGATTTTGCGCCGTTCATACGAACGGCAGGGAATCCCCTGCCCGTGGCGTTACTACAACGATCGCGATGTACGCACAATCGTTGAGCTGGGGAAAGCCATAGACTTCGATGCCAGAACGGCTATTCCATTCGAAGGTGAGCGCCATAATGCACTTGATGACGCCCGTTACCAGGCAAAATACGTTTCAG